GCTTTTTAATCCTTCTTCTATAGCACTTGTAGCTTCTTTGACAAGATCAACCATATTAGCATTTCTTATATTTTGCTCAGTAAATTCATCTTGGTTAAAATCTTCAGAAGTAATTCCAAATCTTGCAAAATCTCCATTGTCATCATCATCGCCATAGTCTTCAAGATATGGACCATAAGCAGATTCAGTTATAGAATATCTTAAATCATCAGGATAAGTAGACCAATCTACTTCACTTGGATCCCATTCACTAGCTCTTTGATGAACCCAACCTTCACCAGCTTTTTTGTTAATATCATCTCTGCCTTCAAAGAATTCTGCAATTTTTTCTACTTTATCTTCATCGTGAATTTCAGAATTGTTTGGGCCCTTGATTTGCTTTACTTTTCCATCTCTGCCAACTTCAATTGTAGCTTCTGGATTGTTAAACTTATTTCGTAAAGAGTAAATTGTGCAATCCCCATACTTAACACTGTCTGCATATGAACCAACACAGTGATGCATAAAATTGCCTTCAACATCTAAATCGTTTGGATCTTCTACTCTTACCATCATAGATCCATCTTCAAATCTGTGAACAATCTTTTCATCAACTAATTGCCCAGATTCATCTCTCTTAAAGGGTAAATAGAATTTTCCAGATCCTCTTTCTGTCATAGCTCTGTGCCATTCATTAGAATCTTCGTATGCTTCTTCGAGAGATTTTGTCCCAATATTATAATTAGGATTATCTAAACTGTGAGCTCTCCAAAAGTCGTGAATCTCATCTAGATTGTCTTTGATATCACGTATTGGTTTATTATAATCCCATCTGTCATCATAGGGATCATCTGAAAATTTATTTGCTCTTTGAAGTTTATATTGATATAATGCCCAACTTTGAAATCTTGGATCATAATCTTGAACAAGTTGTTTTTCAGTTCCAGATGGCTTATATCCAGATTCAAATAAACTTTTTAAATCATCTATCATCATAGAAGGATTCTGATTTAATGCACCAATAGCTTTACCTTTTTTGTCATTAGGTAAACTATGAACAAATTGAATAATTTGCTCGTTCACACCTTTTGATTGTAAGGCATTGATTGCATCTTCTATTGCTGCTAAAATTGTTCTGCTATACCACATAAGGTTTTCCTATTTCAAGAATCTATCTGCAAAATTGTACTTTAATAAACCATCTAACTTGCTTTTCAGTTTTAATAGTTTTTCAGCGTATGTATCAATAAGTTTCTTATAAAAAAAGAAACCCCCCTTTTATTGGGAGGTTTCTTTTTCACATAACCAAAGATAATTATTGATTTTTTGAACTACATCACAACTTGTTTCGTAAAATCCACCTAAAGAATTTTCCACTTCTAAATGTAAATCTAATTCATCTATTATATTCCAAATCGCTTTATGAGATTTAAATTTCCGTTTAGGCTGCCAAATGTTATCTATTTTTTCATAAGTATCAAATTCAAATTCAAACAAAAATGCTTCTATAAGCTCATTGAAATTTATTTTTGATCCATCTAATCTTTGAGTTTTTAATAATTTATAAAAATCTTTGTCAGAGAAACATCTATTATTTTCAATCATACACTCGATGAAAACTACAGCAAAGAATTCTTCCATAAATTAATTTTACCACGATTAGCAGTGATAACAGGATTACTAGGATCAAATTCAAGATTTTCTCTAGTGTGTTTAATGTTTTCAGGATCCCAAGTAATGTAATGTTTTATTGGCTTATCTTTTGAGTACATTCTGAAAAATTCATTAGGATTCATAATTATACTGTCGTGACCTAATTCGTTTAAAAATCTCTTTATTATTTCGCCTTTATATCTAGTACCTAAATCACTATCCCTAAATTCTAATTTAGACATTAAAAAATTCATCATCATTGTTGCAGAAACTTTACCATCTACAGAACCAGTAGTTTCTTCAACTAATTCTTCACATATTTGATATGCAACATCGGAATCAAAATAATCCATAAGAATATTGCGAAGTTTTGTAATTACAGTTTTATATGAATTTAAATCGGATGTTTCTACTTGCAACTCATCCAAGAAACTTACATCACCATCAACATCATCTATATAAGTTTGTTCAGGATGCTCTTCGTCACTCTCATTAGTCAAATAGATAGGATTTTTCATCCTAACATGAGCTGGTATTACTTTAGGATTGTTTTCACCCAATACTGAATCTTCTGCAATTTTTTGAGTTAATAATTGAAGATTAAATGTTGTGCCATCTTCATTAAAATATTTACTGTATCTTGGATCATTTTTATAATATATCAAAGAATATTCATCATCATCATATTCATCTATCAAATTATATTGGATGTTTTCAATATTTCTTATTTGATCAGGGCCAGTTCCAGTGTAGTTTTCAGTGGCATCCGATTCATCACTAGTAAAATAAAATGCTGGACCAAAATAATTACTAGACATACCCTTGTTTATATCAAATTTATCAAAGTCTCTAGTTGTTCCATGATAGATGGGTCTTTCGGGCACATAATGATCTTTAGCCCAATCATTAAAGAATAAACTTTTTGGTTCTTTTTGTGTTTCTAAAAGTTCTGGAGTTTTCGCTTTTGGTTCTGATTTTTCTTTACTTTTAGGCGCAGATTGTTCTACATCTAAACCAGGAAGTTGTAATTGTTGTGCTAATTTATACCACATAATTTTTTCTTATTACCTATACTATCTCTGTACAAATCTTCTATGCTTAAAAAATCTTGTACTATCCAAGAACCATTTTCCGCAAATAAGATGTATGCTCCTGTTGCTCTTGGAAAAATGGTGAAAAGCAAAAAATATAATGATTGGATAGAAAAGAATATCCTAATCATTAAAGATAATTTATTGCCAGCAATAAATTATCCAATAGAAATAGAAATTCTTATTCTTGCTAACACACAATGGAAAATGAGAAGCGATCCAGATAATATTATAAAACCTATTGTTGATCTACTTGTAAGAGCAGAAATAATACCCGATGATACAAGCCGATTTGTTGAATCAGTGAAGGTCAGATATTTGCAAGGTTTCGGTTCTCCCACCACTTGCATTTCTTATTCTATTGTTGATAATTAAAAAGTTGACCAAGCTAAAATATATATTGGAATAAAAATTGCTAATAGTGTTAAAACCACCATTAAGCAAATTACCAACTCCATCGGTGATAATTTAAACCTCATAAGAATACCCTCCAAAAGTTATATTCTTATTCTATTTAATTGCTTTGGATGCTTCTAAAAATAATCCCCTAAAGAATATTCTTTAGGGGATTGATACACCAGGAGGGACTCGAACCCCCGACAAACAGGGTAGAAACCTGCTACTCTAATCCACCTGAGTTACTGGTGCAAATTGTTTACAAACTAATTATACCACAACTTACATCTGGGCAAGCTTTACATCCATAATTTTTTTGGTATTTTTATCTAACTTATATTCAATTGTTTTACCAGTGTTTAAATAAATATTCAACCATCGATTTAATTCTTTTAATTGAAAATAAGTGAGCTCAAGAGTTTTCTCTTCGAAATTCTCATCAACAATTGTAATCTTGTGTTTCATAAGGATAGCATACCACACTCTAAATGTAATGCAAATAAATTAGTCTTCAAATTGCTGATCATATCCATCTTCATTAGGTAAAAGAATATCCAATTCTTTTTCTGCTAAGAAATGACAATATGATAAATCTGAATGAGAAATTAATAATTTCATAAAAATTTGATATGTGAATGAATCTGTGCAATAAGGTGTAAAGATTTGTATAACCATATCATAATTAACAAGAATGAACGGTTTGTCATTCAAACTAACAATATAAAATCTATTAAGTTTTGTTTCAATAAAATGTCCCTGTAAACCAGGGACATTTTTCTTTAACATCTCCCAATCTGCTGCAATATTATTATGAATTGAAAAGATATTTCTTCCCCAATCTTTCAGTTTAAATATATCTTCAACTGGGAATGAGATTTTTCCAGACAAATTATAGATATCAGAAATTTTCATAATAAAATTATTATTGGGGTCTATCAGTAATCATAGAGTCAAGCATCTTTATCAATCTATTTAACCGATAATTAAAATAAATAGAAAATGCCATAACAGATACAAAAATAATAGAACAATTAATCCAAGTTGCGGTGATGAAATTCATATCTACTCCACTAACTTAGCTGTCTTCTTATTCAAAGACTCAAAATTATTATTGTAAGACTTCAAGATTTTTTTAATCTGAAAAATTACGACAAATATCAAGACGAAAATTATTGCCACTAAAGCAAATAAAATTGAAATTAAAATTGTTTCGTTCATATCTTTATTATATCACAAAAAAGGGAAAGGAGCTCCATAGACGAATTAAACGCCTACCCAATCTTTACAAGAGATCCGTACTATCTTTATACTAATGGAGCAAAGGTTCTGGGATAAGGATTCGAACCTTAATAAACAGAGCCAAAATCTGTTGAATTGCCGTTATTCGATCCCAGAACGAACTTTGCTTTTACTTAAACAAAGTTTTTCTACACCTTAATTATACACTAAAATTCAGGTTTATCAAGCTTACCATATTTAATTTTTTCCCAATCTCCTCTTCCAGGTTTTTTGATTTCATAAAATTTACACCATTTGTTTACAGCATTATCACTAACTCCGTACATTTCACCAATTTTAACACAAGACGTTTCCCAAACAAGCTTTTCTAATATTTCTTTTGCTGGTCTTTTTGTAGGTCTTTCAATTGGTTGTTTGATTTGTTTTATTTTTTCTTCTTTTATTGGTGTTGTATATTTTGTAAATATCTTTTGTTGTTTTTCATAAATTTCAATTGCATCAATTAATCCTGCGTGAATTTCTGAATGGCAATTTGAGCAAACTAAAATACATTTTTCTAACTCTTCAACTAATGAATCAAATTTATTAAACATATAACTTGCAATAGTAAATTTTTTATCATCGGGGTAAACGTGGTGAAAATGCATTGCTCCCATACATTTGTCATACCCACAAACTGAACACTTGCTGCCTTTATAATCTAGTGCTTGCTGTTTAGTTTTTTTTCTATAAAACACAGATCTACAATTTCCACATCTATCTTTGTGTTTATGATGACCGCCTTGATATTCTATGCCACACATTGAACAAACTCTTTTATGGTCCTTTTCAATGTGTAGTTGTTTTGTATTTCGTTTTCCAAAAGGTGAACACTCAAGGCAATAATTTCTTTTGCTTAAAAATCTTTGTTTACCGTCAATGTAAACTGAATGCGGAATATTGTTTTCGCATAACAAACATTTTCTCATTTCGTATCCTTTTTGGCATCCAGTTCGAATGGATGCCATTTATATTATACGTACTTAAATAAAAAAACTCCTTTGCAATTAAGCAAAAGAGTCATTATAGCCTGTAGGAGGATTGAACTCCTGATCTTCTCAGTGAAAGTGAGACATCTTAACCACTCGACTAACAGGCC